AAATAACATTTAATAAAGACTTTGGACAAAACTTTAATCTGTAATTTTCTTCTAATTCTTTTAGGTCTATTCCAAATTCTTTCATCTTTTTTAATACCAAATCACTTTTCTTTAAAACTTTCTTATTTCTCATTTTTTATTTTCCCATCTCCTTCTTTTTTCTTTTGTAATATTCTCTAATCTTTTCTTTATTCTTCTGATAATATTCTCTATTCTTTTCTCTAATCTTTTCTTTATTCTTCTGATAATATTCTCTATGATTTTCTCTCATCTTTTCTTTATTCTTCTGATAATATTCTCTATTCTTTTCTCTCTTCTTTTCTTTATTCTTCTTATAATATTCTCTCATATATTCTCTCTTCTTTTCTTTTTTCTGTTCTAACTTTTTATCATAATCATTAAGAGTTTCTTCTATTGTTGGAATGTTTTTTATGTTCATTTTATTATTTTTTTGTTCTTTAAATACTCTTTACAGAGTTTTATGTGTCTACATAATTTACCTGTTTTTACTTTTCTTGATATTTCCCAGATTTGATGTTTGCATTCGCAGTTAAATTTTATAATTATTTTATCAAATACCGCTATTGAGCAACAATATTCTTTATCCCAAAAATTCCTAATACTAAAATAATAATTATCAAAACCTTCTCTAGTAACAGTTTTTGTAACATCTAAAATTTCCATCTTTATTTAGATAGTTTTAAAGATATTATTGGAGAGATTATATCTTTTTTGTTCTTTGTTTGGTAGATTCCAGGAGATAGTTCTATTTCACTTATTTTTAATTCTTTTTTGTGAGATAAATAGGTAGATAATTGTATTGCTTTTTGCACATGCCGTCCTCTAGTTTTAACAAAAGTAAAACTAGATTGCTCTATTTTTGTCATAACTGCTTTTATATAAACAGCTATATCTTTGTTTCCCACAAAAACCGTGTTTTCTTCCATTATTTTTCCTCCTTTTTTACTTCTTGAACTTGAGGAACATCAATAGCTTTTTGTCCTGTTTTCAATCTCTTTTTATAAACTGAGTTATTTTGTTCTAAGATAGCAATTTCATTTCTAATCTTTCTTATAGAAATTTGCGTTTTTTTCTTGTAGATTCCATCTTTTAAATCTTCTTCCCACATTTCTATTTGCTTCTTTAACTTATGAATTTCCAGGGCAAGTCTTTGATTATCTGTATCTTTTTCAAGATCTTTTTCATAAGCTCTAATTTGCTGCTTTTTCTTTCTAATCTCTAACTCATTTTCCTCTAAACTTATCTTATTCTCGCTTTTTTCAACTTCAGTTAAATCAATTTTCTTCATTTTTCCCACCTCCTTTTAATTTCTTCAAACAATCGTCTAAATCTTTGAATTGAATTATGTTTTCTTTAGGTTTAGGAGTTTCCCATTTTTTACCCTCAGAATCCTCATAATAAACTTCATTTCCTTTTTTATCAAACTTGCTCTTTTCCCAATAACCATCAGAATTCTCCCAATAAACTTGATTTCCTTTTTTATCCAACTTCCTCTTTACCCAAAAACCAGTAGAATCCTCCAAGTAAACTTCATTTCCGTTACTATCATAAATTCTTGTTGTTCCGTTTTCTTTTTCTATTTTGTATTTCATTCTTTCTTGCTCTCCTTTTTCTCAATTTTCCATTCTGGAATATCCTGTAAAAGAGCTATTTTACCTTCTTTTATTAGAGTTTTTAATATTGGAGTTATTTGTTGATTTATTTGACTTGGAGAAAATATTAAAGTTTCTTGTTGTATTTTTATTTGTTCTTGTTGTTTTTGTATAAATTCTAATTGTCTTCTTACAGCTTCTGCAATTTGAATAACTGTTTGAGATAATTTAACTACTTTTATTGCTTTCGCTGTATCAGTTTCATTATTTAATTCTTTTCTAAGATATTTATATTGAGATACTAAATCTCCTACCATCCACCAAGCATCTTCCCATCTCTCTTTCATTCTATTAAAAGCATCTTTAAAAAAAGCTTTAGCATTAGGATCTTGAGTAACTTTTTTAGCCATTTTTTTGATATAGATATATCTTACTTGATCTTTAGAAATAGTTGTTCCAAATTCTTCATTTAATAGCTTCGCAGTTTCAGAATAATTATTTGTAGTAACATAATAAGTTCCAAGTTTTTCTACAAATTTAGGATCACGATAGTCTGGATTATAAGTCTTTTTACTTAATTTTGGGACTACAATAACATCATTATACTCTTCGCTTTTTTCTTCCTTATCTTCTTCAAATTCTTGCTCAGTTTCTTCTTTTGTTTCGTTCATTTTTAATCCTTTTAAGCATTTTTGGTTCTACTTGAGATTCCTCTAATTTCTCCCCACATTTTTTACAATGTATTGAGAAAAACCCATCTCCTCTCCTTAGCGTAACATCCGAGATTTTTCCTCTATAATATTCACACTCATGTATTGTTTTTAAATTTTTCTCTACTTGTTCTTCTGTTTTCATTTTTAAAATTAATCCCTCCGTAATTCTTTAATCACTACTAATATTAAACAGATAATACAAGAAAGGAAAGAAATACCAATGAGAAGTGTAAATGATAAAAGTATTATTTCAATTATTGTCATTTCAAATCCTCCTCTGTGATGTTGAAGAAATATTTAATGAAATTTATTGTATGAGTATCTATTGTTATTATATCTTTGATTAATTCTTTATTATTAATTTGATTACATAATTGGTAAAGGTTTCCATCTATCTTTTCATACTCACATTCATCTCTTGGTAATATCCAGTCTTTATAAAGTAAAATCCACTCTTCATCTTTATAAGTATCTAATCCTCTTGCTGAGCAATAAACCTCTCCTTTTTTTGATAATTGATTAAATAATTTAACCAACTTGATTGCAGTTTTTCTTTTATTTCTTTTCTTTAATTCTTCTAAATCCATATTCATCAATGTTTTACTCATTTCTCACTCTCCTCTTTTTTCTTTAGTTTTTTTATTCTATTATGTATTTTCAACATAATTTCTTCAAATCCTTTGGAATTCATAGTATTTGAAAGATAATCACTCATTATTGGGTCTAACCAACTTGTAGGAATAATCCTTAAAACATCTTCAAGGGCTTTGTTGTAACCCTCAATATGTGCCTGTCTTAAATGTTTTATGAATTCTTCATGCTTCATGTTATAATTTGTCATTTTGTTAAACTCCAATTTACAATAGTTGGAAAACTATGATTAGCAAACCAAACTTGTTCTATAATTATATTCAATATTGCAATTATAAAAATTATAGCCACAAAAGTTAATAACCATAAATACCATGTCATTTTCTTTTCTGTTATATTAAATCTTAAATCCTTTAATGTTTTTAGTTCTGTCATTTCTCACTCTCCTCTTTTTCCTTTAGTTCAACGCCCAGAGGGGGAATTAAACCCCTCTGTTCAGTCCCACTCTCATTTAAGGAGTGTTCTGTGGGGGGCATACTGCTTCGTAAATCTTCCACGACGACTCGGTTACACGCACAGACTTTTGCGATTCCATTCAGATAGTTTAGACTTGCAATTCTAAACAGGCACTTATCTTTAGTTTTGTGCACAAAACTAAAACCAGTTGCTTTTCTCCTCGATTTACTCACGAGACTATTAATTTTCATTTCTCACCCTCCATTAATTTATACTTTCTTCCATTCTGTTCAATTATCTCTGGAATTTCATCTGGAATTTCATCTGGAAAAATTCTTTTATATACAGAGAACCTTTGACTTGTTGCATTTAAAATATCTAACAAATAATAAACTACACTTTCTAAATCATAACAATTCGCTAGAACATTTCCATTTTCATCTCTAATTTCGTATTTCATTTCTCACTCTCCATTATTCTTTTATATCTAATTCCATCCTGTTCAATTATCTCTGGAATTTCATCTGGAATTTCATCTGGCTCAGCATCTATCTTTTCACATTCTTCTAAACATTTCTCCCAAACTAATTCTCTAACTTTTAAACATTTCTTCCAAGCTAATGCTCTAACTTTTTTATATTTCTTCAAAACTAAATCTTTTCTTTGTTCTTTTGTGAGTTTTTGTTTTTTCATTTCAAATCCTCCTCTAAATCTATCTTTTCACATTCTTCTTGATATTTTTCCCAAGCGGAGTCTTTAACTTTTTCATATTCATTCAAAGCAGGGTCTATAACTTTCTCATATTTCTTATAAGCAGGGACTGCAACTTTTTCATATTTCTTATAAGCTAATTCTTTAACTTTCTCATATTTCTTATAAGCTAGTTGTCTAACTTTTTCATATTCATTCAAAGCTAATTCTTTTCTTTGTTCTTTTGTAAGTTTTTGTTTTTTCATTTTATTATAATGCCCAATTTGATAACCGAGTAGGGCATCTCGGATGAAAAGAGTGATAATCGCTTATCACTCATCATCCATGAATGATAATGGATGATTATGATTTCTTTAAATCTTCTAAAACTTCTCTAATAATTAGAGCTGTTTCATATAAACTGTTTTTAGTTGGTTTTATGTTCTCAAACTCTTCGCAATCATTGTTTATTTTAATCAAATCTATTGCTGACTTAATACACATTTGAGATTCTATGCTTTTTTGTCTATCTATCTGTTCAAAAGGTTTTTCTACTTGGATAGGTTGTTCAAAACTATTCTCTTTAGCACTCTCTACTTTTTCTGGACTACTTCCAAGAACTTTAACTCTTGTTATTACATCTTTTCTATTTCCAACTTCTTCTTTCTCTTGAACTTCTACTTCACAAGGAAGCTGTGAACTTAAAAAAGTTTTAACTTGTGGGGTGATGCTTACAAAAATTCCTTTTTCACTTCCATCATCTACTACTGCAAATTCTCCCCATTTGCTCTTACCAACTTTTTTTATTTTAATTTTTTCCATTTTTTTGTTCCTCCAATAATTTAATTACTCTTTGAAAATAATTTGCTAAAGTTTCGTTTCTTTCGCCTTTAACAATTTTTCTAAATCTTCTATAATCTTTCCAATATATCCTTACTACTTTTGTTTTCATTTCAAATCCTCCTCTGTGATGTTGAATCTTTCCATCCATTTATATAAATCCATTATTCTTGCTAATTTACACGGGTTATCAACTTTTCCAATATATTCCATATCTTCTTTTATCCACTTGATTGCTTCTTGTCTTATTTCTTTTTTTACTATTGTTTGAATAGTAAATGCATCCCCTCCTTCAAATATTTTAATTTCCTTTAATGTTTTAAGTTCTATTTTATCTAAATTACATTTACCACAAGCACAGATTTTCATTTTTGTTTCTCACTCTCCTCTTTTTTCTTTAGTTTCTTCATAGCAGAACATAATTTACAAATACTGACTCCACAATCTTTCCAATTTGTCTTTAAATCTCCTACTTTAATTGCTTCAAATAATGCTTCTCTTTCCATTTTAGTTAATCTTTCACTTGGCATTTTGTTTTCTCCCCTTTTTTCTTTTGTAATATTCTCTCATACATTTACACATTTCATCAATTCCATTAACCTCTTCTCCACAAATAAGACATTTCCACCCTTTCTCCTCTTTTTTCTTTATTTCAAAATTAAACTCTTTAGCAATTAATCTGCATAACTCATCATCACAAATCCCATCTCTACATCTTAAAAGGCATCTTAATTTTTCTCTCATTTTCTCATCCTCAATTAATTTATACTTTCTTCCATTATATTCAATTATCTTTGGAATTTCCTCTAAATCTATCTTTTTACATTCTTCTTGATATTTCTCATAAGCTGGTTGTTCAACTTTATCATATTTCTTCAAAGCTTGTTGTTCAACTTTCAAATATTTCTTCCAAGCTAATTCTTTAACTTTTTCATATTCATTCAAAGCTTGTTGTTCAACTTTCAAATATTTCTTCCAAGCTAATTCTTTAACTTTTTCATATTCATTCAAAGCTTGTTGTTCAACTTTTTCATATTCATTCAAAGCTTGTTGTTCAACTTTATCATATTTCTTCAAAGCTTGTTGTTCAACTTTTTCATATTCATTCAAAGCTGGTTGTTCAACTTTCAAATATTTCTTCCAAGCTAATTCTTTTCTTTGTTCTTTTGTGAGTTTTTGTTTTTTCATAATGTAACCAAGTGTAACACCTTTATAAATGTTTGTTTCACTATTTAGTTACATTTCTTTTGAAAAATAAGCCTCTATTAAATTCATTCTTCCATTTACTAACTAATCCCCTCGCTAAAATCCAATTAAATCCTCCTTTTAAGTCTTTATATCGAGATTTCCTTTTTTTAGCACTTTCTCCTTCTAATAATGTGTCCTTAACTTTTACTTCTTTTGCTTTTTTTGTGATATACCTAAACAAATCACTATTTATTGGTTCAACTTTTTTTTCAAATGTTTTTTTGAAATCCATTATTCACCTCCCATACAAAAGGTTTTTTGGGGATTAATATTTTTTGTTTTTCTAACATCCTAATCCAAAACCTATAATAACTGCTTTTTGCTTTAGCTGTAGTTAATATAGGATTTCTTGATTTAAAAAAAGTAAATTTTCTATTACAATCAAAAGTATATCTTCTAATCAACATATGCAAATCTTCTATGTATAGTGAATCATACTTTAATACTTCTTGTTTGAACAAATTAAATTGTTTCCATTCTTTTTTTCTCATTTTTTAAAATATCTCTATTTAGTTACACTACTAATCTTCCCCCCGCACCCCCCATCTATTATACTTGAACACACTACTCTCTAAAGGTTTTACTTCAAGAAAGGTTCAAATTATGATTTTAACTATATTTTAAGTAGTTTTTTTTAACTTGAACCTTGTTTGTCTGAAAACATAAGACATTACTCTATTAGTTCAGCTTCCATCCCCCCATACTTGGAGTCCTTAATCTTTTAATTAGGCTATAAATAACAAAAACTTAAATCCCTCGAGACACGCACAGACAGACTTTCACTTACTTTTTCTAGTAATTCATATTAGCTAATAGGTTAGATCCACCTCGTCTAACACATTTTTTCACTTCAACTTCTCCATTATAGGAACTTCGTGAGTGGTGTGAGTTATAAAATAGAACTCTTTAGTTTTTATAAACTTTTTCATTTTGAGTAAGAGAGCAACAAAACAGATCTAATGATAGGGGACATTAAATCTCATTCCTCTACTTTATATATAAAGCTGTTTTGTCCTCTCTATTGGAATGAGTATAATTGTTTATTTCTATTTTCTCCGCATTTTTAGCACTTTTTTTTGTACTTTTTTGTAATATGTCTGGATTACCCTGTTTAGTATCATATTCTTTTAAATATTTAATTGGTAATAGTTTATAATGATTTCCATCAAAAACTAGGAATTTATCTTTATCTAAATCTAATAAACTACTTCCTAATTCAACACCTTTATAGCTTAAACAAGTCTCCTTTACTTTGCTTCCATTAACAAAATCTGCTAATGTGCTTTTTCCATAGATGAAAATGCTTAATTTTGCAGAGATATATTTTTTAAAATTCTCTGGAACTCCAGACAGAATTAAAACATTATTATTGTGATATATTAATCTTAATGTTTTCTCAATTAATTTCCTTTTTTTCCTATCTTCTAAATCAAAGAGATTAAAAAACTCATCTAACACAATAACCGAACCTCTAATTTTTTCTAATTCTTCTATTGAATTAATTTTAATATCATTTACCGATTTTTTCAATCCATAAGTATAAAGATTAAAAGAAAAGTCCTTTTGTAATTCAGTAAGTAAGTAATAAATTAAATTACTTTTACCACAATTAGCATCTCCCATAATTCCCATAATAGCTGGTTTAGATAAGAGTTTTGGTATGCTTATTTTGTAATTGTTTTCTATAAATTCTATTTTCATTTTGTCGTATTTTTCTCCAGAGATTTCTTTTACTTGTTCTTTCATATTATCTCTTACTTCTTGTATTTTTTCTATTAATTGATTCTTATTCTCCATATAACTTATGTTGTTATCTATATTTGCTTCAATATCAAATAAATCACAATTTTCTTTTAATTCTTTTTTTATGAAATCTTTTAGATATTGTTTATGTGTTTCTGTTAGCATTTTTTTTAGATTTCTAAAGTTTTTATTTTGCTAATCGCTGCATCTTTTTTAATTTCTTCTTTTTCTTTTGTATCAACAGGTTTTTCCTTTAACAAATCAAGTAAAGCCTCATTTAAACTACTAAAACCCATATCTATCTTATGGTATTCCAGCCTTTTTTTCAATTCTGGAGACACAAATATTGGTTTAAATTTTGTTTTCATTTTCATTTCTCACCCTCCTCAATTAATTTATACTTTCTTCCATTATGTTCAATTATCATTTCATCTGGCTCAGCATTTATCTTTCTACATTCTTTTAAATATTTCTTACCAGCTAAATCTAGAACTTTCAAATATTTCTTCCAAGCTAATTCTTTAACTTTCTCATATTCCTTCCAAACTAAATCTTTTCTTTGTTCTTTTGTGAGTTTTTGTTTTTTCATTTCTCACCCTCAATTAATTTATACTTTCTTCCATTATGTTCAATTATCTCTGGAATTTCATCTGGCTCAGAATCTATCTTTTCACATTCTTTCTCATATTCCTCATAAGCAGGGACTGCAACTTTCTCAAATTTCTTCCAAGATAATGCTTGAGCTTTCTCATGTTCATTCAAAGCTGGGGCTATAACTTTCTCATATTTCTCCAAAGCTAATTTTTTTCTTTGTTTTTTTGTGAGTTTTTGTTTTGTCATTTTCATTTCTCACTCTCCATTATTCTTTTATATCTAATTCCATTATGTTCAATTATCTCTGGAATTTCATCTGGCTCAGAATCTATCTTTTTACATTCTTCTAAATATTTCCTATAAACAGGGACTATAAATTTTTTATATTTCTTCCAAGCTAGTTTTCTAAATTTTTCATATTCCTTCCAAGCTGGTTTTCTAAATTTCTCATATTCCTTCCAAGCTAATTCTTTTCTTTGTTTTTTTGTGAGTTTTTGTTTTTTCATTTCAAATCCTCCTCTAAATCTATCTTTTCACATTCTTCTTGATATTTTTCCCAAGCGGAGTCTTTAACTTTTTCATATTCATTCAAAGCAGGGTCTATAACTTTCTCATATTTCTTATAAGCAGGGACTGCAACTTTTTCATATTTCTCATAAGCTAATTCTTTAACTTTCTCATATTTCTTATAAGCTAGTTGTCTAACTTTTTCATATTCATTCAAAGCTAATTCTTTTCTTTGTTTTTTTGTGAGTTTTTGTTTTTTCATTTCTCACCCTCAATTAATTTATACTTTCTTCCATTATGTTCAATTATCTCTGGAATTTCATCTGGCTCAGAATCTATCTTTTTATATTCTTCTTTATATTTCTCCAAAGCTAATTCTCTAACTTTCTTATATTTCTTATAAGCTAAATCTCGAACTTTCTCATATTTCTTCCAAGCTGGTTGTTTCACTTTTTCATATTTCTTCAAAGCTTGTTGTTCAACTTTCTCATATTCCTCATAAGCAGGGACTGCAACTTTCCAATATTCCTCCAAAGCTAAATCTTTTCTTTGTTCTTTTGTGAGTTTTTGTTTTGTCATTTTCATTTCTCACTCTCCATTATTCTTTTATATCTAATTCCATCCTGTTCAATTATCTCTGGAATTTCATCTGGCTCAGAATCTATCTTTTTATATTCTTCTTGATATTTCTCATAAGCGGGGGCTATAACTTTCACATATTTCTCATAAGCTAATTCTTTAACTTTCTCATATTCCTCATAAGCGGGGGCTATAACTTTTTCATATTTCTCCAAAGCTAATTTTTTTCTTTGTTCTTTTGTGAGTTTTTGTTTTGTCATTTTCATTTCTCACTCTCCATTATTCTTTTATATCTAATTCCATCCTGTTCAATTATCTCTGGAATTTCATCTGGCTCAGAATCTATCTTTTTACATTCTTCCTCATATTTATTATAAGCTAAATCTATAACTTTCAAATATTTCTCCCAAGCTGGTTGTTTAACTTTTTTATATTTCTTATAAGCTTGTTGTTCAACTTTCCAATATTCCTCCAAAGCTAAATCTTTTCTTTGTTCTTTTGTAAGTTTTTGTTTTGTCATTTCTCGCCCCCCCTTTAATTTCTTCAAACAATCATCCAAATCTTTGAATTGAATTATGTTTTCTTTAGGTTTAGGAGTTTCCCATTTTTCACCAGTAGAATCCTCATAATAAACCACAATTCTGTTTTCATCAAATTTTCTCCTTACCCAAAAATCATTAGAATTCTCCCAATAAACTTGATTTCCATTTTCATCAAACTTTCTCTTTATCCAAAAACCAGTAGAATCCTCCCAATAAACTACATGTCCTTTACTATCATAAATACTTGTTATTCCGTTTTCTTTTTCTATTTTGTATTTCATTCCTCACTCTCCATTAATTTATACTTTCTTCCATTATATTCAATTATCTTTGGAATTTCATCTGGAATTTCATCTGGCTCAGAATCTATCTTTTTACATTCTTCTTGATATTTCTCATAAGCTGGTTGTCTAACTTTCTCATATTCCTCATAAGCAGGGTCTGCAACTTTCTCATATTCCTCATAAGCGGGGGCTATAACTTTTTCATATTTCTTATAAGCTAATTCTTTAACTTTCTCATATTCCTCCAAAGCTAAATCTTTTCTTTGTTCTTTTGTAAGTTTTTGTTTTTTCATTTTAATCACCAACTTGAATGATATTCAAATTCCCACTCCTCAGGAAGTGTTAAACATCTTTCCATTATTTTAATTGTTTCTTCTAAATCCATAAAATAATACTCATCATATTCTACACCTCCAAAAAAGAAACCCCTTTGAACAGGCAACATTTCTTCTGCTTTTTTTACTTTATCTTTTTTTGAAGAATTTAAAATAATTTTACAGATTTTCAATAGTTCTCTTAATTGTTCTCTACTTACATAACTTCTTTGACACTCATCAACTTCATTTTGACAATTATCAACAAACCATTTATGAATCTGATTTGCTTTTCTCCAATATCCCACTTCAAAAGAAACTTCAATATAATCCAAATTCCCAGATTTATACATTTCTGGAAATAGTTTTCTCACTTTATCTGCTTCTTCTTCATTTTGATATTTTCCTAAATGCTTTTTAGCCGATAAATACATATCTAAACCCATTTTAAATTGCCTCCAATTTTTCTTTATTTATTTGACATTCCTCTAAATCTATTAATCCAAGAGCTTCTAAATCAAGAATTTTCTTTCTTAATTCTTCAACCTCTCCATAATAGATTTTATGTCTTTTATTTGCTTTACCAAGTTCAAAAGAATTTGGTTTTTCTACTTTATTTACTACTTCTTGTATTTCCATTATTTATCCTCCATAAATTTAATTTTATTTTTACAAGCAAGACAAGTAATAATCCTACCATTCTCAATATTTTTACTTAAATTAAAAAGAGAATCACATTCAGGACAAGCAACTAAATAAGTTTCAATATGATTTAAACTCTTTAGATAACTTTTTCCAAGTATTCTAATCTTTTTAATTTCTTTATTTTCTTTATTTTTTTGTTCTATCATTTTATATATTATATAAATAAAACACCTTTATAAATATTTGTATTTATTTATAAGTTACAATATTTCTCCATTTCTATTTCTATATTTATAAGTTCATTAACTAAATTAAGAAGTTCTGTTTGCTTTTTTGGTTTCATATCAACAATTAACCCTGCTAATTTAGTGCCTAACTCATTTCTTTTCTTTAAAAGTTCTTCAAATTCGTTATTCATTTTATTTACTGCCTTTTGCTATTACCTTTTTAAATCTCTCAAATGCTTCAACACTTAAAAGCCACACTTGAGAATAACTACTTAAAATTTCTTCATTTATAATTTCCCAAGCTTTTTCTTCATTTTCAGCTTCTAAATCAAAAACCTCAAAATAAGATTCACTTCTAAGATCTCTACTTATTACTTTAAATTTCATTTTAAAGTTTATTAATTTTAATTATCTCCTTACAAATATCATTAAAATCTTTTAAATTATCACTTTTAGCTATGTATTCATTTGTATTTATTGAAGAGAAAACAAATTCATCTTTTAAATTCATAAGATAATTTAAATCTATTTTCATAAGAGTTTTATCTGTTTCGTTGTTACTTTCACTAATCCACATACATAAATCTTCAATTAATTGTTCTCTATCTTTTATAATATAACCGACTTTTTCAAAATTAAAAATATCTTCATTTATCTGTATATTGTTTATATAAAAAGAATTTCCCTTTAAAGTTATTATCATTTTAACAATTCCTCTCTTATAGATTTAATTATTTCCTCTTTATTATAATCTCCTCTCAAATAAAGTAAAATTAACCAACAAATATGATTAAAATCAGCATCTATATTATGAAAACAAGTATTACACGGAGAATTATTATATTGTATTCCACAAGAAGTTTTATCTCTAAAAGTTTCTATCAACATATTTATAAATTCTTCTGTATCTTTTTGTTTATGTATTTTTTTCATTTTATCTCCTTTTCACAATCACAACAAAAAACTTTAACATCTTCATCAAAATCAGATTCCATTTCATCAATCCAAAACTCTCCATTATCACAATAAGCCAAATCTGTTTTTGTTATAATTGCTTTTAATTTTCTCCCATTACAATAAGGACATTCTGTTTCATTAAAAAATTGTTCTGCTATATGTCCCATTTTAATAATTCTCCTCTTGTTTAAATTCTAAAGAAATCCTTTTAAGTTTTTGATTAAATTCCTCTCGCATAACTTCAAAATCAATTTTAACATTATCTTTATCATCTAAACAAAAATAAATTGGAATTTCTATACTTTCACTATCTAATAAAGAATCACTATAAACTAAATCAGGCATCATTTTTCTTAACTTCTTTAAAAATTTTTCTTCTTTCATTTTAAAACCTCTTGCACTTCACAACAACCTTTTAAAGAATCATATATGTTTTCTTCTGCTTGTTCTTTAAATAAAAACTTTGTTGCTTTTTCTTTATTATATCTCCAACTTATAGATGTTGAATTAACTTTTCCATAATAATTATCTGGTTTTTTTACAATTATATATCTTTTTTTAGATATTTTATAGTTTAATGCTTTTAAAAGCAAATCTTTAAACTCTTGGCTTTTCCTTTTTTCTTCAAATTCTATATATTCTTTACTTCCATATTTAAAATTGTTGTTTCTCCAATTAAAATTTTTATATTCTTCTCCATAAACATAATATAAAACCCTTAGTGCTTTATAGTATTTATTTTTTACTCCTGCCTGAAATTCTCCACCCTCATAAGCTTTTAAAATTTCTATTTCTGCTTCTTGCTTTCCTTTTTCCTTTAAAATATTACTTAAAATAGGTGCTTTCCACCAATTAAAATTCTTTGGAAAAACATTATTACTGCTTCCTTTAATCCAAATTTCTTTATTTAGTTCATTTATTTTAATGCCTGTGACTATTTCATAACTCATTTTAAAACCCTCTTTTCATATTCTTTTAAATCTTTATCTAAAATTACTTTTCTTAAACTATTCGCTTTCATCTTCATAAATTCCCAATAAATTTAAATCTCTCCTACTTTGCGCTTCTAATATAAAATTTACTAATTCTTGTTTATCTAAATTCATTAAATCAATTTCAACATTTTCAAATCTATTATATTTAAAATTATAGTAATCTTTCAATATCTTTTTAACTCTTATACTCATTTTAAACTCCTTTTTGTTAATTTTTGAGAAATCTTAACCATAGTTTCTAAAAAAATATTTTTATCTTTAAAATAAAATAAATAAGGTTTATTTGGTTTTTCTGCTTCGTATTGTTTTGTTGTCAGTTCTATATAAGCACTTGGAGATAAATTAAACCCTGTTTTTTTACTTATACAATCCAATTTTAAAAGGTTTCTTATGTCTATTTCTTTGTCTTTTTCCATTAAATAAAATCTTATCAATCCTTTCTTTTTCTTTGTTAAAACCATAGCATTTTGATTTATTGATTTATTAGAAGTTAATATTTTAATTCCATCAGATAAATTTATTAATTGTTCTTTTTTCAAATAACCATTTTTTATAAATTCCTCAAAATCAGAAGAATTAAAATCAAAATCTAATTTTAAAAATACTTGATTTGAATCATCTTCATAAATAACTCTTTTATTGAATGGTTTATTAAATCCTTTTTCTTTTTTGTATTCTTCTATTTTATTTAAAATCTCTGTTGCTTTTTTCTTATTTATTACTCCGTTGTTTAAATCTGTCTGTAATTCTTGGAAAAAATCTTCGCCCAGAATAGCTTCTTCTAAACAACAATAAGCACTTGTCACCAATTGCCTATTTAGGTTTGAATTATCAATTAAATCCTTGTCAGCATATTCTAAAAGCCCTGTATCTTCTATAAGATTAAAAGCTGTTTTATTATCTTGGGGTGTATTTGTATCTATTTCTTTGTGTATTATATCCCAAAAATAAACCTCTTGTTCTGTTTCAATTTCCTTTAATTTATCTGAAAGATTTTCTAAAATTGCTTTAATAGTGTTGTTTATTATTTCTTTTGTTTTCATTTTTGTTTCTCACTCTCCTCTTTTTTCTTTATTTCAAAATTAAACTCTTTAGCAATTAATCTGCATAACTCATCATCACAAATCCCATCTCTACATCTTAAAAGGCATCTTAATTTTTCTCTCATTTTCTCATCCTCAATTAATTTATACTTTCTTCCATTATATTCAATTATCTTTGGAATTTCCTCTAAATCTATCTTTTTACATTCTTCCTTATATTTCTCCCAAGCTAAATTTTTTCTTTGTTCTTTTGTTTTCATTTCAAATCCTCCTCTAAATCTATCTTTTACATTCTTCTTGATATTTCTTCAAAGTTAATTCTCTAGCTTTCCTACCTTCCTTCAAAACTAATTCTTGAACTTTCACAAATTCATTCAAAGCTAATTTTTTTCTTTGTTGTTTTGTTAGTTTTTGTTTTTTCATTTTAAAACCTCTGTTGAGTTTTTAAATCTATTTCTATCAAATAAAGGATTTTCTTGTTTAAAAAACTCGCATAAATCGCTTAAAAAATTACTATTTATAAGGTTTATTTGTCCTTTTATAGTATTTTCTTTGATTAATTTTGCTATTTTTATAAAGTGTTTTTTAGTCATCATTTTATAAACTGCTTATGCTATAATCTTTAATTCTACATTAGGTAATAAATCCATAATAGCATAATTATTATTTTTGCTTAACTCCATTTTATTTAATTCTATTTTTCTAAGTAAGTTAAACTTACATAGTTTATATTTTTTCTTCATTTTGTTCTTTTGACTTCTTAATGGTGAGCCAATAACCTTTTATTTTGTCACAGATTAAGAAACTTAATCTTTTTGTGTGATTGTGAAGGTTTTAGTTTATGACATGACAGCAAAACCTTAAAAATCTGCCTTTTTTTTTGAGTATAAACAGGAGTTTTAAAACTCCTGTTCGGTTTGAAAAGAGATTATAAACTTATTTATTCTCTAAATACCCCTTTTTAATTACATTTGAATTAAATTTATTTACTGCATTTTGCAAGTTCCTTAAATCTTCTATATTATTACAATAGGACTTAATAAAATCAATACTACAACAGATAAACTTATTATTATTATCTTTAATTTCTGTTTTAATTTCTGTTTTTATTTTCATTTTTATGTGTGCTTTTTGTCTTGCTATTTTACTCATCTCCATCATCTTCTTGACATCCAAGTAACTCAAAAAGCTGGTTTATGTGTCCTTCTGACATCTCTCCTTGTGCTTTTTCTACTGCTTCTAGAGGATTGTTAAAAAAACCTTCCATTACCTCTGGAATGTTGTTATCAGACCAATCTAATTCTTGGATTGCATCCATAACTTTTTCTTGCTTTTTTATTTTTTCCGTTTCTTTTTCTGTTTCTGTTTCTGTTTCTGTTTCTGTTTCTGTTTCTGTTTCCGTGTTCCGTGTGTTTTGTTGTGTTGTTGTCATCTTTCTTATTAACCTTATTATTTAGATATTCTATAAAGGAATACTTCCTTTATAAATGTATCTATTATTAAGAAATATAAAAATATATATATTTATAATTATATAATAGTAACAAAATATAAAAATATAAAAATATAGATATTATAAAATATATATTCTTATACAATAATAAAATTTATTACCTATTTTATTTATATTTTATAATAAACTTATTTACCATTTCTTATAATCACCGAAGATAATAACATATAATAGTTAAGTTACATAAGAGTACATTAGTATTTATTATTGGATATTGGTAATGTGGAGATTAATTTATATAGATGTAAAGTTTGATCTATAATTATAGTTGTATAATATAGATAGTTAGTATAATAGGATATTAATTTGAAGTGTATATAGGGATTGGCACTAGTAAAAGACGGTAAATTTGTTTGTCCATAGGTAGAACTTTTTTAAATTGTTAAAAGTTATATAAAATATAAAGTGTAATGAGAGCTCCACTGGAAATGAAGGTCCATATTTTATTTTGCCCGGCAGTGAAACTCCTAACCTCTATTTCCTATGGAGATTAGTAACTACAAAATAGAAAGGTTTATAAGTATGTAGTTACTAAAATAATTGAACAAGGGAAGGGGATCCCCAAACTCCTCCCTTTGAATAAAATTTATAAACTTTGGTTCCATCTAGTTTTATGAAATTGCTGCATATCCCTAAAACAGGGGGAACCTCATTACTTGTTTCTGGAATTCCTGGAGGGCATCACATCACTTATAAGCCAGGAGAAAAATATATTACAATTATTAGGGACCCAGTAGATTGGACACTAAGTTATTTTCAAGAACAGACAGAGAGAAAAAATATTCGTTTGGATCAATGGCTAAAAGAAGAGTTTTGTAATTTTCAAACAAAGTGGTTGGCTAAAAAAATTCTGGGAAAAAGTAAAGTAAATAGAAAAGTACTAAACGAGGTAATAGATATTTTAAAAAAAGATTTTAAAGTTTTAGTTACATCAAAACTCCAGGACTTTACAAAGGTTCATGTAAACAAAGCTAGAAAAAAATATAGTATCCTAGAGGGAGAAAAGGAGATGATACTTGAGAGAAATAATTTAGATCGGAAATTATATAAGTGGGCTATTACTAAAGAATAGTAATAAAGGTTTAAATACTTAATATATTATATAAAATTGAAATGGTGGAACTAAAAACATTAAAGGAGATTAATGTAGTATGTCCGGAGTGTTTCAATAATTTTGGTTTATATTTTTCTTTTGAAAATAAACCAACAGAACTAAAAGCCGAAGTAATCAAGTGGATAAAAAAAGAAATTTTATTATATGATGGTTTGCATCCTTCAGATGAAACATTAAGATGGATGGAAAGATTCAACATCACAGAGGAGGATTTGAAATGACATTAAAAGATAAAATAAATGAATGTGACAGGTATGGAGATGTTTGCGAGGTAAATGTAGAAAAGATAGAAGAAGATGTAAAAAAAGCAGTTGAGGAATTTGTTGAGGAATTGAAACAAAGAGTTTCAGATTTATTTATTAAAGATGATGCTTCTGAAATGTTAGTAAATAGTATAGTAGACAAACTAAACAAAGATAAATTTGGTTTTGATGGGAGTGAGAAATGATAGAACTATATTTGAATGAGATAAAATTAATAGGAGTTATTGTTATTAGTTTGTTGATCTCTAATTGTATTAGATACTATTGTAAGAAACTGTTAATTAAATATAGGAAGTTTAAAGAATGGATGCAGAAATAATAATCCCTAACGCAATAAAGGATTTAGATAAAAAGTATCTTTATTTTATAGATTCTAATGGAAATGTTAATAGAACAAAAAAAGGAAGTTTGCCTAGAAAAAAAGGTAAAAAAAATAAAGTCTTCTCTGAACTGAATTTAACAATTCCAAGAGCTTTAGTTAAAGCATATATTTCAAATAAAGAAAAAAGAGTAATTGCTTATGGAAATTCTGGTGCAATGATTAGTATGCCTAATTGGACCATTGGAATGAAAGGAAGAGTTATTATTTTACCTTCAGAAGCAATCAAAGACATAGAAGAAAATACAATAAACATATGATGCTCTATCGTCTAATGGTTAGGATATCAGCCTCATGAACTTATAGGTTTTATTATCACCTCTTTCCTATGAGAAGAAGACAGGTCATCACTCATTACCTGTTGGGAAAGCTGGAGATCATGGTTCAAATCCGTGTGGAGCAATAAAGAAAATGAAACATTTAAAAATAACAAATCACTTAATTAATTGTCAGACAAGCCAAAATATCAGTCATGAGATATTTCAAAAGATGTGTCTGATGGGATTGGCAATCTCGCTAAAACATCTTTTGGAAGCCAATTTAATAATTATAAAATCAAAAGGGAGGTGGAAAAATGAGTAATTGGAAAGAAGTAACTTCAGAGCTTTGGAAACCAGCTGCAGGAGAGGAAATATGTGGAAAGTTTATTGGAGTAGAACATAATGAAGGAAAAGAGATGAATAAGGTATATCATCTAAAAAAAGAAAAGAGTAGGAATGTTAAGTTTTTTGGAAGTGTTGTTTTAGATGGACTTATGAGGGGAATACCCCTAGGAACTAGTTTAAAGATTATCTACAATGGTTTAGAATCTAACCCAGACGGAAATGATTACAAGAAGTGGAAAGTATTTGTAGAAGAGATCCCAGAAGTTCCTATACAAAGTGAAAATTTAGAGTAAGATGGAATTTGGAGAATCTGTATTTGAAAAATTTATTTTAGATTTAGATGAAGAAGATTATCTGTCAAAGATAAGTAAAAGGATTAATGTTACTATTAGCCATTTATCTAATGTATCTTCTTTACTTAAAAAGAAAGGGATAATTGAAAATTCTCCTAATCAAAAAAGTAAAAGATATAATTTGATTAGATTAACTAAAAAAGGAGAAAAAATTAGGCTAAACCTTATTAAGATAAGAGATATTTTAGAAAATGATTAATATAGTTATCCCTTTTAAAACACCCACCATAAATCATCTTTATGGGCATAGAGGTTTTAGGAAATACTTAAAACCAGAAGCTAAGAAACTAAGAGAGATGATAGAGAAAGAAAATAAATTATTAGTAAATGGTGGAGAGTTTAAAGACGCTTGTCTTAAAGTAAAAGTAGAGATACATGAAGATTGGTATACAAAAAAAGGAACAATAAAAAGAAAAGATATTTCAAACAGAGAAAAATTTTTAATAGATAGTGTCTTTACAAGTTTAGGTTTAGATGATAAACAAATCTTTAATCATACAATGATTAAAGTTCACGATAAAAAAGAATATACTGTTATTACAATCGAAAAATTAAAATGAAAATATTAAACTTTGATGGTTATGGAAGAGAATATTTTAATGATATAAATCTTAAAATAATTCAAGAACTATTAAAGTTAAAAGAAGGTGAAGATGTAGAAGTTAAATTTGGGGATGGCAGCATAATTCTTAAAAAATTAAATACAGATAAAAGTAAGATAAAATTAAAAAAATTAAAAGGAACTTATGATGTTTAGAAGAATAAGAATAAAGTATGCTTTTAAATTTGGCAAACTAGAACATTTTTTCGGAAGATTATTAGGTTTAACTCTTTTTCTTAATTGTGTTTATTTAGTTCTTTTTTTTGATAATAAATTTTTACAGATTTTTTCTATCATAAATTTTTTAATTTGGTTAGGATATATACTCTCTCACACAACAGAAAAAAAACTTTTTGGAAAATATAGATGGAGTAAAAAATGAGAACAAAAGAAGAATGTTTACAAGGAATGAATCTAGTAGAATTTATAACAAGATGTAGAATAGATTTTAAATTTTTTTGTGAAAGATTACTTGGGCTTACAGAATATGGAGGAATTCATAGATTCCAATTAGAGTGGTTTTATCTTATACAAAATAATGATAGAGTTATAATTGAAGCTCCATCTGGTTTTAGTAAGACAACAATCGTAGGAGTAGCTTATCCTCTTTGGTTAATCTTTAATTATGATAGAAGAAAAATTCTTTTAGTTTCAAAAACAATGCCTCAAGCAAAAGATAATATGCTTGGGCAGATTAGAGAATATATTGAGGAGAATGAAATGTTAAGACATCTAATTCCAAAAGATGCAGATCGAACATGGAACCAGTCACAACTTAGAACTTCAAATTCTTGTTCTATAATCAATAGACCATACTCTGTAAATATTAAATCTTATAGGGCAGATTATATTCTTCTAGACGAACTTGATTCTTATGAAGATACAAGCATTTATTTTGATTATGTTGTTTCAAGAGTTAATCCAGGAGGGAAAATTGTGGGAATTTCTACTCCAGAACATGAAGAGAGATTAATTGGATTAATTAGAGCAAAGAAATTAAAAGAGTATGTTTTAAGAAAATATGTGGCTATTGTTAATTGCAAAGTTCCAGGAGATATATCTACAGGAGAATCAATTTGGAAAGAGAGGTTTTCATTAAAATATTTATTGAAATTAAAAAACGAACAAGGAGAACAATTTTTTCAAAAAAATTATATGTGCAATGTCAAATTAGGAGGAGAGGATGCAATTTTCAGACTTCCTCACATCTTGGAATGTTTTGATGCAAAAAGAAAATTTACAAGTCTTAAAGAAAAAAATGATGGGTTCATAATTCTTGGAGCAGATTTTGCAATCTCTTCTGGACCAAAAGCAGATTATGATGCTTATTGTATTATAGAAAAAGTAGGAAATAATTATATTTTAAAACATTTAGAAAAATGGAAAGGAATTCCAGTTCCAGAAAAAATACAAAGAATATCAGAACTAATGCACGAGTATAATGTTGATGCTATTATAGCAGACGAATCAAATATTGGAAAAGAAGCTATTGATAGATTGCTAGCAAAAGGATATTATGTAGTTCCACAAAAATTTAGTTCAGAAGAAAGAAAAAAGATTTTAGTTACTTTAAAAAATATTCTTGAGTCTCATAAATTAATTATCCCAAGACATCCAGATGATGATTATGGATTAAGAATAGTAAATGAACTTGTTACTCAACTAACTGGATTTGAAGAAGAAGTGAGTGAAAAAACAAAACACAAACTTCTTGTATCAAAATCAAGACATGATGATTTGGCTATTGCTACGGGGTTAGCAGTGAAATTAGGAACCGAACAGATAACAGACTCTTTTTATTAGATTTCAAGAGAGTGTCGCAGATTAGGGAGTTATCATCATTTTCTGCATTCCTAAATTTTAACGCATGCAAAAGTATTTAAACCATGCTTAATTAGTAAAAGCATGTAGTGGACTAAACCAATACATAACAAACGCCATAAGAAAAATTGATGATAATATTCAGATAGACTCGGAACCAGCTCAGACGAAGTCTAAAAAATAATTTAAATTGACCATCCGAGCTGGGTTTCATACTCAATCAATAAAAACTAAGTCCCCCTTAGTGTTTGATTGTTTCTTAAATATGAAGTTTTTTTCTTTGTAACTCAACTAAAACACTTAAAGAATTGTTAAAAATCTCAAGTTGTTCTTGAATATTAACTAACTCCTCTTTAATCGTTTTTGCTACACTCCATTCCTTACCCCAAAGATTTATTTCCCGATTATGCAACACTCTCAGATTTCAAAACATTTATATAGTTTAGGTATTTAGATATTTATATGGGTAACTATGGACAATCTCTAATTGAGGAAATTTCTAAAAGCAAAATAAAAACAAAAAAAACCACAAAAAAGCTAGAAAAAACTAAAAAAAACTATGAAAAAGCATTAATTTTTCAAAAAAAACAAGAAAATCCTAAAATTTCTGTATATGAACTTTCAACTCAATTAGGAATATCTAAGGATGATGTAAATACTTATTTAGAAGATTGGGGGAAGTTTGTAGAGGAACAGGCTTTAGCCAAAAAACCAAAAGAAAAAAAAATAAACAAAGTAAAACAAAAAGTAAAAGAAATAAAAGAAAAATCAAAAAAATATAAACTAGACGAAGTAGATAAAAAACTAGTAAAAAATATTCTTTTAAAAATAGTACTATATGGTATTCCAATAAATTTCTCACTTTATTGTATATTTAGAATACCTTTCACATTTTATACTTGGATTGGTTGGGGTTATGCTTTTTGGTTTATTAAAAAGGAGGCAATAAGTTTTTTTAGATCTTTATGGTTTAGATAATGGGATATATAAATAACATTTTGGGTGAAACACAAATAGAGAATATTAAATTAGCTAGTTCTGAAATTGGAGGAATGCAATATTCTTTAGCAGAAAAAGTTAAACCTCAAGAACCTTCTGTATCTTTTATTGAATTAGAATATGCTTACAAAATGGATTCAATTAATTTTACTTCTATTAATAGGTCTGTTCAGATGATTATGGCTGGAGGATTTAAAAGATTTGTTTACGAAAAGAAAAAAAGTGTAGTTAAAAACTTTGATGAGTTCTTTGAGAATATTGGAGAGGTTGGAGGAGATTTAACTTTTGAAGAATTACTTGAAGGCATTTTTAGAGATGAGATGGTTTTTGGAAATTCTTATGTAGAAATTATTTTTAATGATACTGAAGATAAAATAGTTGATTTGGCTTTGGTTGATCCAAAAAAGATAGATTATGCAAAAACACATGATGGAAAAATTATTTTAGATAGTAGAGGAAATTCAATTGGATATATGATAAAATTAGGCTCAGAAATTTTTGCAGAGGGAGATCCTATGCCAGAGAAATATGAAAGACATATAAAAAGAGAAGGGGGGGCTATTTTTGTTCTTGCTAAAAGGATTTGTCAGTTTAAGCTTTATACTATAGGAGATAGATTTTATGGAGTAGGATTGCTTGAACCTTCTTATAAATCGGTTTTATACAAAAAGAATATTGAAAAAGGACAGGCAAATTCAATTTATACTAAAGGTTTCAATCCAATAATTGGTTATGTTGGAAGCGATAGAAAGATGGCTACTCCTAAAGATATAGATTCTGTTAATAAAAAACTTCAAGAATTAGAATCTACAAAAATTGGAACTTTTCCAGAATGGGTAAAAGTGGATACACTAAAAATGGATTCTACAGACTTAGCAGAATCTGCATTAAAAGATATGAGAATTGATCAATTTGCAAGTTTAGGAACACCAGAAGGTTTAGTTTCAAAGGGAGAAGGAGTTAATAAATCTACTTTGGGGGATCAAAGAGTTATTTGGGAATTCACCCTTAAAGATATAATAAAACAAACAATGTCTTATTTTAAAAAGTATATTTTGAAACCAATTAATGAATATAATGGATATGGAGGAGTTCCAGAAATAGAATGGGGAGAACTTAAAGCAGAAGATATTGATGTAACTGTTGGAAATATAATTAGAGTTTTAACTTCAAAAAGCAGCATGATTAGCCAAGATTTAAGAAATGATATGGAAGGGTATTTGAGAGAATTAATGGTTATTGGAAAATATAAGCCCCCAAGAAATCCTGCAGTTGATGTTGAAAAACAAAAAGTAGAATCTAAAGAAGAAAAGAAAGAATTAAAAAGAAAGCTTACTTTAATAAATAGTAAGCTAGTAGGAAATTTAGAAAAAATTAATGAACTTAAAAAAGAGAAAGAAAATCTTAATCAGAGCATGTTAAAATTAAAAGAGGATAATGAGTTCGAAAAACAAAAATTAATGGCTAAAGATAAAAAAGAATTAGAAAAGCAGATAGGGAAATTAGAGGAGAAAAATAAAAAGTTAGAAACAAAAGTTCAAAATCTAGTAGAGGGATCTAATTCTAAAATATCAGAAAGAGATACTACTATACAGTTTCTACAAGATGAACTATCAAAAATAAAAAATGAATTAAACCAAAACAATCAAGAAGTAAAAACATTAGTAGAAGATAAAAAAATGAAACTACTAGAAAGAAAAGAAAAAATACTAAGAAAACTAGAGGAGGAAATGCAAGATGGAAAATGAAATAAGTTTATATTATGATGTAGAATGTAATGATTTAGTAACCCAAGAAATAGTTTTTGATCCAATCCCTGCAGGAGAAGTTACTAGAAAATCCTTATATTTAAAAAATGAATTAAATTATGATATAAAATATGAGATAGAATTAGTAGGAAATTCAGTAGAGATTAAAAATAACAAGGGACTCTTAGCATTAAAAGATACAACAGAGATAATATTAGTATTCTCCCCAGAAAAAGAGATAAGGACTCCATTAGATGTTCAATTAAAAATTAAAGTAAGCTATTTAGTAATATGAGCAATAACCTTTTACTACAATCGATTGGAACAGGAAGTACTAGCGGTAGTTCTAGCCAAACACTAGAGCAATTTTCTGGAAGTGATTGTTCTGGAAGTGATGGAGATGCTAATAGAGTTCTGACTACTTCAGGAGTTTCAGGAGCTTCAGGAGAAATAATTATTGGAGTAGATGGGCAGATAATTAGAAAGACAGATAAATTTACCGTCTCTGGAGACGATGTTACTTTCTTAATAAAAATATTTGA